TCACGTTGTTTTATCGGTTGGTAAAACATTAGAACAAAAAGAACACAATTTAGCAACTATGACGTTGTTAAAGTCACGTATCGGTAGAGACGGTGTGATTTTCCAAAACTGCACATTCAATAATGAAATGTTAATTATTGATACCGATAGTCAAAACACACTACTTGGATTCGAAGAACAAAAAACACAAGAGAGAGCTAACAGAGCGGCTGAAGTGTACAAGAAAACCCAAGAAAAAAAACAAATACTAATTAACTAAAAAAAACTAAAAAGATGACTGAGAAGATTTTACAAGAAAATCCTGGACGCTTTGTCCTTTTTCCAATCGAACATCACGATTTGTGGAAGTTATATAAACAACAAGAAGCTTGTTTTTGGACAGCGGAAGAGATTGATTTATCACAAGATATTTCCGATTGGGAAAATAAATTGAATAACGATGAACAACACTTCGTTAAACACGTATTAGCGTTTTTCGCGGCGTCTGACGGTATTGTAAATGAAAATATTGCGACGAATTTTGTTAACTCAGTACAATATACTGAAGCTAAATTCTTCTATGGTTTTCAGATTATGATGGAAAACATTCATAGTGAAACTTATTCATTGTTAATCGACACATACATCAAAGACAAAGAAGAACAAAATAAGTTATTCAATGCAATTGAAACAGTACCGGCAATCCAAAAGAAAGCAAAATGGGCGATGAATTATATTGACAATGGTACATTTGTTGAAAGACTAATCGCATTTGCGGCTGTTGAAGGTATATTCTTTTCAGGTTCGTTCTGTTCTATCTTCTGGTTAAAATCAAGAGGTATCATGCAAGGTTTGTGTAATGCCAATACTTTAATCTTTAAAGATGAAAACTTACATTGTGATTTCGCAATACACTTATTAAACAACCATTGTGAAGACAAACCGTCGGAAAAAAGAATCAAAGAGATATTATTATCGGCTCTTGAAATAGAAAAAGAGTTTATAACTGAATCTTTACCGGTGTCTTTAATAGGTATGAATTCAAATCTAATGAAACAATACTTAGAGTTTGTAGTTGACGGTCTTTTAGTTAAGTTTGGATGTAGTAAGGAATTCAATGTTGAACAACCATTCAAATTTATGGAACAAATTGCAGTTGAAACTAAAGGTAATTTCTTTGAATCAAGAACAATGGAATACCAAAAGGCTAAACTAAACGAAACAATCACATTTACCGACGATTTCTAATAAAACTAAAAAATATGTCATTAAAAATAATAAAAAGAAATGGGGATAGCGTATCATTTAATCCCCAAAAAATTTACAACCGAGTTAAGAGGTCATCCAAAGGGTTGAATGTTAACTCCGATGAGATTTTTATCAAAGTGATTACTTCAGTACCTACTGAAGGTGAGATTACTACGAAGGAATTGGATAAACTTGTATATGAGATTGCTGCCGCTTACACCGGTAGTCATCATGATTATTCACGTTTAGCGTCTTCAGTTGCTATTTCATCATATCATAAAGAAACTAATGATAGTTTTTCACAGACTATTATGACACTTCATAGTGATGGTATCATTAATGATAAGTTAATCGAAACCATTAAACTTTATGGTGAAGATACTATTGATGCGGTTATTAATCACGAAAATGATTACAATTTTGATTACTTTGCTTGGCGTTCATTACAAGAAATGTATTTGTTAAAACGTCCTAATGGTAGGGTGATTGAAAGACCACAACATATGTATATGAGAGTCGCATTGTGGGTGACAGAAGATTTTGTAAGTGCCGTTGAGTATTACAAATCATTATCAAACCAACTAATTTCAAAAGCAACCCCAATCATGATTAATGCTGGTACAAAAGTTCCGCAATTGGCATCATGTGTTTTACATTACAATAATTCAGATTCGAGAAAAGGGTTATTGGATACTCTAAACGATATTTCTACATTCTCTTCTGATGCTGCAGGTATTGGATTGTCTATGTCTAACATTAGAAGTAAAGAAAGTAGAATCTCAAGTTCGGGTGGATTTGCAGGTGGGTTGTTAAAATATCTTAAAATCGTTAATGAGTCTTTAAGGTTCTTTAACCAACAAGGAAGACGACCTGGTTCCGCAGCTATCTATCTTGAACCTTGGCACAAAGATATCATTGACCTATTAGATATTAAAAAAAATACAGGAGCCGAAGAATTAAGAGCTCGTGATTTATTCACCGCTCTTTGGTTACCTGATAACTTTATGAGAGCAGTTAAAAACAATGGTGATTGGTATTTGTTCTGTCCTAATGATATTAAAACTGCCGGAATCAAAGCATTACAAGAATGTTATGGTACTGAATATGAAGAGAACTATAACAAAGCCGTTGCAATGGGGTTAGGTAAAAAAGTTAAGGCACATGACATTTGGACTAAAGTAATTGAATCACAAGTTGAAACTGGAGTTCCTTATTTATGTTCTAAAGATAGTGCTAACAAAAAAACCAACCACCAAAACATTGGAGTTATTAAACAATCTAATCTTTGTAATGAGATTTATCAGTACACCGATGAGAAGACTACTGCAATCTGTACATTGTCTTCCATAGTGTTAAAAAACTTCATTCAAGGAGGTAAATTTGACCACGAGTTATTATTCACAGAGGTTCGTAAAGTGGTTAGAGCATTAAATAAAGTAATTGACATCAACAACTACTCGACACAAAAAGGTTTGAAGGGTGGTATGGAACAAAGAGCAATTGCTATTGGAACACAAGGGTTGGCTGATGTATTTTATTTAATGGATTATATCTTCACATCGGAAGATGCTAAAAAATTAAATAAAGATATTTTTGAAACTATCTACTACGCGGCGATTTATGAAAGTAATCAATTGTGTATGAACGGTAAGTATGAAAAATACTCATACTTCAAAGGTTCACCAATGGATAATGGAGTTTTCCAATTTGATATGTGGGGATTAGATAGTACACAACTTTCAGGTATGTGGGATTGGGATAAGTTGAAGAAAAGTGTAACCGACTATGGTGTATGTAATTCATTGTTCACCGCTCAAATGCCTGTTGCGTCTTCAGCTAAGATTACAGGTTCATTTGAAATGACGGAACCGGCACATTCAGCATTGTTTAACAGACGTGTTGTTGGAGGCGAAATCATGATAGTAAACAAATACCTAATTAATGACTTTGAAAAAATTGGTATTTGGTCAGAAGACTTAAAAAATGAAATTATTATGAATGAAGGTTCTATTCAAAATATCAATTTCAATAACTATTTGGATACTGAAGATAAAAACTACAATAAGAAAGTTAAAAGAATTGAACACTTAATCCCAAAGTATAAAACCATTTGGGAGATTTCACAAAGAGAGTTAATCGATATGGCCGCTGACAGAGCACCATTTATTGACCAATCTCAATCAATGAATATCTATATGGCAAACCCAACATTGTCTAAAATTACATCATCACACTTTCACTCTTGGGAGAAAGGATTAAAAACTCTTTGTTATTATGTAAGAACCAAAGCTATCTCCACAGGGGCGAAACACTTGGCACTTGACATGAGTAAAAAAGAAAAACCTAAAAAGGTTGAGGTACCACAAGTCGATTATTCGACAATGAATTTACCACCAAAACCTGACAACAGTGACTTTGATTGTTTTGGATGTTCATCTTAATCGCGACACTAATCCCGACACCATGTCGGGATTTTTTATTTTATAACTATTTATTGAAAAAATCGCAAGTTTATATTTATGTAATATGGCGAATGGTATAACATACGGAATAAATTTTCCTTTTAGACAAAGTATTAAAGGACAATATCTTTCTTTGTCTGAAAAAACGGATGAAGAAATTCGTTCAAATCTAATACATTTATTATTAACTAGAAAAGGTAGTAGGTATTATTTACCTGATTTTGGTACTAGATTGTATGAATTTATATTTGAACCTTTGGATGGTGAAACTTTTGGGGTCCTAAGAGGTGAGATAGAAGAGGCTATAAATACGTTTATACCAAATTTAACAGTACAAAGTATTACGATAGAACCATATGTTAATAGTGATAAGTCTTTAGGTGATCCGATAGTACCGGAACAAGACATACCAACTTATGCTGTCCCCGGTGCTAATACTGAGGAATATACGGCAAAAATAAAAATTGAATATATTGACGAAAGTAATGCTTTTGGAAGTAGACAATTTGTAATAATTAATTTATAACAATGGCAAATAGAAAAATATCTTACACTGAAAGAGATTTTGAAGGTCTAAGACAGGACCTTATAGATTACACTCAACAATATTATCCTGATTTAATTCAAAATTTTAACGATGCTTCTGTTTTTTCAGTATTAATGGATTTAAACGCGGCTATTGGTGATAATTTAAATTATAATATAGATAGGAGTATACAAGAAACGGTTTTACAATATGCTCAGCAAAGGTCATCTATTTTTAATATTGCAAGAACTTACGGATTAAAGATACCAGGATATAGACCATCGGTCGCGGTTATTGACATATCAATTACAGTTGATGCGTATGGTGATGCCGAAGATACTCGTTATTTGGGTATTCTAAGATCAGGAGCGCAATTCAATGGTGGGGGTACAACATTTGAAACTGTCTATGATATTGATTTTTCATCTCAATTCAATAGAGAGGGGTTTATTAATAGAACTAAAATACCACAATTTAGTGAAAATAATTCTGCACCTACAAGTTATATTATAACTAAAAGAGAAATTGTGGTTAATGGTAGTAC